AGAATATGAACCCGACCTTGCAGCCAATGGACAGGAGTATCTGGGCACGCTATATCGGTGATCATATCCGTACATCTGTACGCCGTAATTCCTATTGCCGCGTAGACGGTACCGATTGGTGGCTGTCAAGAACCGAAGTAATCGAAAATCTAGCACCGAACGACTGGAACGTTGATGCTTATTGTCTTCGTGATACAGAAGGAAGATTTTCCGATGTTTGGATTTACCAAAACGATATGCTTCTTGATCAGCTTCAAAACGTCGGAACATTCAACACGGCCGATGCTGAGAAAACAGATGTTGACCAGGATGTCTACGTGGAGCAGCAAAAGAAAATCGCACATTTTAACGGATATGTTAAGAAAAACGAGATCAAAAGGGTTGGAATTTCCGAAAAAATGGAAGAAAAAGAGACCGAAACTATCGAAAACCTGACAGTTTCAACTGCTATTTCTGAACCTGCTGAGCATAAAAAAGATAACGTATTTTCGGAAAACTATGCCGCCAGCGCTTTGGATGACCTTTAAACAGCATTAAAATTTAATTTAAATAATAATATTATGGTAACAAATGACATGAAAAAACGGATTCTTGCAGCCGTAGCAGCAAACCGCACAAACTACCCATCTGACGCGAAACATGCCGCCAGTCTTGGCATTACAAATTCAGTATACAGCCAGCTTAAAAACGGTCAGACTGACAGGATGCTCAGTGAGGCAAACTGGATATCCCTATCACGTCGACTGAACGTGAGCTTGCGTGAAGGAATCGAGTGGAAAGCCGCAAAGACGGCAACATTTCAATATATCACAACACAGTTGCAGGCATGTCAGTCCGGAAGTCTGTCGGCGATCTTATGTGACCTTCCAAATATCGGGAAAACATTCACCGCACGCCAATATGTTTCCGGTCACGCCAACGCCATTTATGTAGATTGCAGTCAGACAAAGACAAAACGATCTTTAGTCCGCAAGATATCAAAGGAGTTTGGTGTTGGAATAACCGGAAAGTACCAGGATATGTATGATGATCTTATTTACTACCTGCGCAGCATGGAAACACCGTTGATAATCCTCGACGAAGCCGGAGACCTTGCGTACGAGGCCTTTTTAGAGCTGAAGGCTTTATGGAACGCCACGGAACGCTGTTGCGGTTGGTACATGATGGGAGCCGACGGACTTAAGGCAAAGATTAACCGAAGTGTTGAAGGCTGTAAGGTGGGTTATGCTGAAATGCTGAGCCGTTACGGAGACCATTACAGCCGTGTAACTCCAGACGATGGGAAGCAACGGGATGATTTCATGAGGGAACAGGCGAGAATCGTGGCAAAGGTAAATGCCCCGGAAGGTGTTGACGCCAGTGAGATAGCTCGTAAGTCGGGCGGTGCCCTTCGCCGTGTATATACGATCATTGAAAAAGCAAAACAGGCATGAGTAAGAGAGCTTACAGCCCAAAAGATATAGAAAGAAAGAAATATGAGAGCTTGGAATGGGACGAAAAGTGGAGTGGCCCTTTTGGATGTCCGGCGGTTAACGAAATGTGGTTTATTAGCGGATCGTCCGCGGGCGGAAAAAGTAGCTTTGCGATGCAGTTGGCAAAAAAGCTTTGCGAAGTTGGTCCAACACTTTACCTCAGTTACGAAGAGCAGATTTCACAATCTTTTCAGGAGAGAATTGAGCGGTTTAAAATGAATGACGTGCAAGGTCGTTTCCGGGTGGCAACGGATGACAGTTACGAGGATTTGGTTAGCCGGTTGGAAAAACAAAAGAGCCCACATTTTATTATCGTCGACAGTTTTCAAGTGGCAGAATGGACATACAAACAGGCAAAGGATCTGAAGGATCGATTCCCGTCAAAGTCTTTTATCTATATCAGCCAGGAGTATAAAGGTCAGCCGTCGGGCAAGAGTGCAAACAGGCTTCGATATCTGGCCGGCGTAAAAATAAGAGTAGCAGGATATAAAGCTTACTGTATGGGCAGGTTTACCGGAGAACCAGGAAGCTACTATCCAGTTTGGGAAGAAGGGATTATTAAAGTAAATAATAAAGTTTAAATTTAACGATTATGTTAGAAAATCAAGAAACAAAAATGAGACTTTTGTCTATGTGCAAAGGCAATGTAGAGAAAGCAAAAAAGGCCTATGACTTTGTTATGGCCGAAAGTGAAAAATCTTGCAGATGTTCGTCAACCGAATTAGTTGACGGTGTTTATCTTATCAAAAAAGAGGGTGATCCTGTGTTGTACACGAAGGGATGTGACGCAACAAATTGTGTGGCAGTTGGAATAAAACTTGGTAGCAGGTCGATCGCCGTTGCGCTTGAAGATGCTGCCGATGGTGACGACGTTGAGTTGACGGAAAATAAAGACACGACTGTCTATGATAACTATATTGATAATCGTTTGGATGCAGTTGCTGACTGGAATGGTGCGGAAAACACGGAACATCTGAAAGAAATAGGTCTAAACAGTCGTATTAAGTTGGAATCAGGTCAATATATTCCGTCTGTAGCAGAAATGCTATTTATCTATCTTCATAGAAAGAAGGTTAACGAGGCCATAATAGCTGCAGGTGGAACCTCTATAGAGGGCAAATGGTATTGGACATCGACTGAGAACTCAGCGACGAACGCATGGTACTTGGCCCTCGGCAACGGCAGCCTGAGCTCGAGCGCTAAGGTGAGCATCCTGAACGCTGTGAGGCCAGTGTCAGCATTTAACTTTTAACTCTTAATCTCTTCACTAATATGAAAACAATAGATAAATATAGAATTTGCGCTCGGGTATCTGAAAAGATAGAGGATACGCGCGCTATGGCTGAAGCTATGATACTTTCGCAATCGGGAGATAACAGCCTTATGCTTAAGCAGTCGTTAATCGGGAGCCTTGAAGACCTTCCGGTGGTATATATTGCCAGAATACAGGTAAAAGTGTTCTGTATATGGATTACAATTTGGAGTGAAAGTTGTGAAGCGTCTGACGGAGATTCAAGGACGATTATTCTTAATCGTGCAAATAAACTATATAGTCTATTGGCTGAGAAATAATAAAATCATTAAATAATTGAAATATGAAAGAAAAAACATCAAGCTGGTACGAATGCAAAGTTCGTCTCAATCAACTACAGGAAAACGGTACCATTAAAAAGGTAACAGAAACTTATGTTGTTGAGTCCTTAAGTTACACAGAGGCCGAGTCGCGCATTACAGAAGAAATAAAGCTTTTCACTTCAGAAGAGTTTGAAATCAAGGGAATCAAAGAGGCTAATTTTAAGCATGTGTTCGTCGAAGATTCAGAAATAGAATGCCAGTGGTTTAAGGTTAAATTGGCCTTTTTTACTATTGACGAACGAAGTGGATATGAAAAGAAAACATTTAGTACATTTCTCGTTCAGGGTGCATCTCTTCGCGATGCTATTAAGAAAACTATTTCCGGAATGGAAGGGACGATGGCTGATTATGAGTTTTCTCAGGTTTCCGAAACACCTATCTTTTGCGTATATGAGTATGACGAAAAAAAATAATATCCGAATCTATATCAGTGGTGCCATTGAGCACTACGATATCTACGAGCGTAAACTCGCATTTATGGAAGCAGAGAATAAAATAAATAGCATGGGAATGGTACCTGTTAATCCTTTTAAAAATGGTCTTGACGAAGGTGCTCACTGGCGCGAACACATGAGAAAGGACATACAGATGTTACTTGAGTGTGACTATATCTATTTACTAGACGGTTGGGAGCAGTCGAAGGGCGCAAAGTTGGAGTTTGACGTTGCATCGTCTTGCGGTCTCAAGGTCTTATATGAAGAAAAAAAAGTATTATAAATATCTCATAATATGAAACCTGGCTTTAATTACGGACGCTTTTATTCCGCACTGAAAAAGGTGGTGGAACACAGCGGGGAAGATGGAAATGAATACAAGCGCTATATTGTTAGCACTTATACATCGCAACGTACTGATCATGTTCACGAAATGGATTATAAAGAGTATGTTGCTGCCTGTGAGGCGATGGAAGCAGCTGCGGGTACTGCTTATATAGAATCAAGAAGAAAGGCCCGCAGTGGACTTCTAAAGCAGCTACAGTTTACCGGGATAGACACGACCGACTGGAATAGAGTAAATGCTTTTTGTGAGGATAAGCGTATAGCCGGGAAGTCGTTCGGAAAACTAACCGTCGACGAACTGAAAAAAGTTACCCTTAAAATCAGATCAATCAAAAGCAAAGGCGGATTAAGGCCAAAACAAGAGAAACAAGAAGTTCCATCAATGACAACTTTAATTATTCAAACAAATAACAATATTATAAATTAAAAAAAATGGAAAAGCAATATTTTGATATTTCAAAGCTCACGGCTGAGGAAAAATTAAACCTTTTGTCGAAACTTGAAAAAGAGAGCAAGGGCGCAAAGATAGAACGCAGGGAGGCTTACGAAGGCTTACGCGCAGGGTTTATACACGATGTAAAGATGAAGACTACTGCTCTGGTTGATGAGGTCGTAGGTTTTCACAAATGGCTGTCCGAGGAGGCGATGGCGTTTGCGGAAGTGATGAAGCAATACGGACAGGTGAAATTTGACAGCCAGATGAACTTTACCATTGCTGACGGAGATTTCAAACTTGAGGTTAAGAGCAATAAGGTAAAGGGGTTTGACGAACGTGCAGATATGGCTGCAGAACGACTGATTGAATACCTGAAAGCGTACATGCAACGAAGCGAGAAGGGCGCGGATGATCCGATGTATCAGATGGCCATGACGTTATTAGAGCGCAACCAAGTCGGCAACCTTGACTATAAGAGTATTAGCAAGCTGTACGCGCTTGAGGATAAATTTGATGGAGAATACAGCGAGATAATGACCCTCTTCAAGGAGTCGAATGTCGTACAGCGTAATGCTGTTAATTATTATTTCTCTCAGCGAGATAAAGATGGAGTTTGGAAACGTGTTGAACCTTCTTTTTGCAGGATGTAATATGGAAAAGAGAGAATCAAAGAATGAGCATATCGCAGTATGTCGAAGATGCAACGGAAAGGGCGTAATTGACGGTCTAGAACCCGGTAATAATGTTACATGCCCGCAATGTGAAGGTAGTGGCCGGGTGTTGGTATCTGCCGACATCGTATATCAGATAAGGGCCTACAAACCGAAAAAATAACATTAAACAATTGAAAGATGAAAGATAGCAGACGCGGTGTAGCATACGAAAAAAGAGTATTGGACATTAATCGTATATATGACGATCACGCAAGGGACGGTTTGAGCAACCGGGAGATATGGCGTCGTTTCGTATATCCAAAGTACGGTATATGTGAACGTACTTTTTACAATCTGCTCACCGCGCCAGCTATGAAAACAATAGTAATACCGCGTGAAACAGAACAATTTTTAAAATTCGACACCAATGGCGAGTAATATAGATGAAATCATACGCCGTATCATTAGCGATATCCGCGTAGAATATAAAGATGAGTTTGATCGGAATTTTTCACGCCAGGCTTTTTTCAGTCAGGCATGGCAAAGAAGGAAAAGTCCGTTACGTCCTGGGGGTGCCATCTTGATAGACACGGGAGCTCTTCGCCGAAGTTTTAATGTTGAAACGACCGGAAGTACTATTACATTTTCATATACGAAAGAATACGCTGAAATACACAACACCGGAGGAACACTAACTGTCACGGCCAAGATGAAACGTTTTTTCTGGGCAAAATACTATTCTTCTGTCGGAAGTTTTGACCGCAAAAAAAGTGGAGAGAAAAGCGGAAACAAAAGAACCGTACAGTTGTCTACAGAGGCGGAATTCTGGAAATATATGGCATTAAAAAAGGTCGGGTCTAAAATAGTAATACCACGCCGCCAGTTTGTCGGAATGGATCCAGTTGTAGAAGCAACGGTTAAGGTTATTATTGCAGAAAACCTCACGCAGTATTTTAATAACGAATATAAAATAATATGAGATCAGAACTATACAAGGCAATAACCGAGGCGCTGTTTAAAATAGCATCAGACGGTTCGGTTATCAGTCATGAAGCAATAGCTTCAGGAGAGGCCGACGGTGTGGAACGAATGATAAAATATGTAGATTTATGGAATCACAATGTAGAGTTTATAGAGCAAGAGAATGCGTGGCCGATGCCGGCCGTATTTATAGAGTTCTCAAAAATTTCATGGAAGCCATTAAGTGGCGGACTAGAAAACAAAACAAATTCGCAAGTAATACTTCATATCGTAACGAGTTGGCAGGCTTCCGCTGCTTCAAACAGCGAATTAAGGGACGAAGCCTTGGCCGTACTGGACTATTCCGAATACATCCAAAAGGCTTTGACGGGTTTGAAAGGTGAAAACTTCTGTAATCTCATACTGTCCGATACTGTGACAAATCACAATCATGAGGAGATTATGGAAAATATCGACATGTATAATTATGTGGGACAATTAAAATTATAAACATTAAAAAAAGAATTATGAAATTAAAAGTAAAAGAAACCGGAAAGGTTATCAACGCATTTTGCGTTGGTTATGTAAAAATGACAGAAGGATCCTATGATGGGGCAAAAGATGAAATTTGCTTTTCATCGTTTGATGAAGGTGAGGAAGGGGCTTTATATAAAAAGTCTGACCTTGAACCCGTGAAAGCTGACGAAAGTGTAACTCTTAAGGAAAGTCGTTTGTATGATCTCGTGAAGCAAGGCTTTGCAGAGATGGTTCACGACATATTGAGCAGCCGCCCTCAAGAAGATGAAATAAAGGATGCTTTTGAGACATTGACCAACGCGGCTTGTATTTTTGTTGATGGGCTGGAAGAAGTAAAAGTTGAGAAATGATTTATAGTATAATATAT